CCTCGCTCACAAGCCATCGTCGGTTCTGCCGTCGCCACGCGCCCCCATCGTTCTCTCGCTTCGCTCGTTCACTGGGGAGCTTCCCCCCGCCACCCAAGCAGGGCGGTGGCCCCGCCCGTCCCTGTCGGCCTAGCTTCGCTGGCCGACCGGCGGGCTTGCGCGCCTCTGGCGCGCCGCTTCGCCCTGTCACCCGCGCGCTCCGCGCAGAATCAGCGGGCGACGGGCTCCGCCTCCGTCGGGCCGGGCGCGCCGAGCCGCGCGTCGGCCCTCCTGCGCCTCGGCGGCGGCAAGAATGCCGCCCACTCGTTGCGGCGGGCTAACGCCCGCCGCTGCAACCTGCACCGTTCACGCGCGTTTTAAGCCATCGCCAAATCCGCCCCCGCGCGTGCGTTGACACCCCGCAACGGCGATGCCCATCGCCGTCCCGAAAGCCGACAAGGTCGGGCGCTGCTCCAAGTTCAGCCGCGCCCTGTTCGACCGCGTCCTCACGGCGATCCGTGACGGCGCGCCGTCCCTGAACGCCATCGAGACGCAAGGCATCGACCAATCCACGTTCTACCGGCACTTGCAGCGCCAGCCCGACCTTGTGCCGCTGCTCCAAGCCGCGCAGCTCGAACGCGACCGCGTGCGGAACGCGTCACGCATAGAGGAGGCCGAGCAGGAGTTGAAGCGGCGTGGCATCGACGGTTGGACGGAACCCGTTTTCGACGCGAAGGGCCAGATGTGCGGAGAGCGCCGCCGCTACTCCGACGCGTGTCTGATTTTCTTCCTCAAGGCGCATAAGCCCGATCTTTACCGCGACCAGCCCACCACCGTCGTCGCCACCCAGGTCAATATCACGCCTGAGAAGGAAAAGGACATCATGCGCGAATGGCGTTCCCGCCTTGGTGCCTGCGAGCCTCCGGCCACCCCGGCACCGGTGCAACCCGCGCCATGAGTGCCGCCCGCAAGAAATCCGCCACGCCCGAGCGTCGTCTAGCGGTCACTCCGCTCGACCTGCTTTTGCCCTACCAACGCGCGTGGGTGCAGGACACCGCGCGTTTCAAAATCTGGCTCAAGTCCCGTCAGATCGGCGGTTCGCTCGCCGCCTCCTTCGAGGTTGTCGCCGACGCAATCGAGACCGGCGGCGACTGGGTGATCTTGAGCGCGGGCGAACGGCAGGCGCTGGAGTTCATGGACAAGGTGAACCGCGCCGCGTCCATCTTTTGCGACGCCGTCAGCTACTCGTCCGGCCGCGAATACCGGCCCGAGATCCAGAAATCCCAACTGCGATTCCCCAACGGCGCTCGCGTCCTCGCACTCCCAGCCAATCCGTCCACGGCGCGCGGCTACTCCGCTAACCTCGTCCTTGATGAATTCGCGTTCCACGAGAACCCCGAGGAAATCTGGCGCGCGGTTTATCCGATCATTTCCAATCCGTTGCGCGGAGCACTAAAGCTCCGCGTCATCTCGACGCCCGCCGGTCGGAACAACAAATACTTCGACCTCTGGGAACACGCACCGGCGTTCTCTCGCCACAAGACCAGCGTTTACGACGCCGTCGCCCAAGGGCTCGCGCTCAACATCGACGAACTCCGCGCCAACCTCGCCGACCCCGACGGCTGGGCTCAGGAGTTCGAGTGTCAGTTCATGGAGCACTCTTCACAGGTGTTCTCCGCCGAACTGGTCAAGGGCTGTGAATGCGAAGACGCCACCCTCGATCCGTCAGGGGATCTATTTTCGACGATCATCCGGCCGCGTCCGGCCTTGTTCGTCGGCATCGACGTTGGCCGCAAACGCGACCTCACCGTCGCCTGGACGCTTGAGCGAATCCACGGCGGCCAACTCGTCACCCGCGAGGTGCTCGTTCTCGACCGCGTGCCGTTCCCGCAGCAAGAGGCCATCCTCGCGCCGCGAGTCATGGCCGCCGCCTTCACCGCCATCGACGCGACTGGCATCGGCGGCCCGGTGAGCGAACACCTCGCCGCCGCCTTGGATGAAACTCGCTTGGAGGGAGTCACCTTCACCGGCGACCGCAAACGCGAGTTGTTCGAGCGGCTCAAGAAATCCATGCAGGCTCGCACCGTCGCGCTGCCCGCCGCCGCCGTCATCCGCGACGACCTCGGCAGTATGCAGCGCATCGTCAGTCCCGGCGGCACCATCCGCTACGCCGCCGCCCGCACCGCCGACGGCCACGCCGACCGCTCCACCGCGCTCGCGCTCGCTATCCATGCCGCCCAGCGCAACCCCGGCGCGGGCTGGGGAGCCTTCGCGTCAACTCGCGTTCCGACCGGCATGAACGCCCGCCATCGGCCCGCACTCACCCGCTTTCGCGGCGCGTGGGCGCGATGACACGGAACCCACGGCATGAGTGATTCACCGTCTCCCGCCAAACTAGCCGCGCCCGTCATTCGCCCCTCCGCTCGCGACTTCGAGCCGCAGCTTTTTGGACGCTGCCTTTCGCCCGATGCCGTCGGCGCATTGCTCGACGCCGGAGCCCGTGGCGACCTCGCCGCGCAGAGCGATCTTTTCAACCTGATGGAGGACACTTGGCCGCGCCTCCGCGCCAATCTCCAGAAGATCAAGAACGCCATCCGCAAGCTGCCCTTGAACGTGCAGCCCTTCACCCCGAAGAACGGAAAACCATCCGCGTCCGCACAGGAAAAAGCCGCCTTCGTCGAATCCGCGCTCCACCTCCAACGCGGCTACGTGGACACCACGCGCGCCCCGCTCGGCTCCGGCGTTTACGAACTCATGGACGCCGTCGCCCGTGGCCTCTCCGTCGTGGAGATCGACTGGGCCACCGATAGCACCGGCTACGTTGTCCCGGTCGGCTTTCGCCGCGTCCCGTCCCGTTACCTCGGCATCGCCACCGACGGCACACTAGCACTCCGCCTCGATCCCGCCGCGCTCTCCACGCTCACGCCCTTCGCCAAACACCCCGGCAAATTCCTGACCGGCATTTTCCAATCCAAGTCCGGCGCACTCGGCGAGGCCGCGCAACTCCGCGCCCTCGCTCCGCTTTGGCTCGGTCACATGCTCGGTTGGGAATGGCTCGTTCAGAAGGCCGAACTTTTCGGCACGCCCTTGCGCTGGGCCAACTACCCGACGACCGCCACTCAGGCCGAAATCGACGCAATCACCGCCGCGCTGCGCAACATGGGCACCGCCTCATGGGGTGCGTTTCCGCAGGGCACCAACCTGCAAATCCTGCAAGGCACCACGCCAGGCGTGTCCGGCCCCAACGACCCGAGCGAACGGCTCATGGGAATCGCCGACCGCGCGTGCGACATCATGCTTCTCGGCCAGAACCTTTCCGTTGAACACAACGGCCAAGGCAGCCGCGCCGCCAGCGAGGTTCACCGCGAGGTCGAACTCGACCTCTACGAAACCTACGCTGAGTTCATCGTCGCGATCATCAACGACCAGCTCATCCCCCAATTGATCGCGCTCAACTGGGGCAGCGCCGAGGAAATCCCCTTTGTCGAAGTCGAGATCCCGCGCCCAGGTCGCGAGCAGGACATGGCCGCCCGCGACAAAACCCTCTTCGTCGAAATGGGTCTGCCGGTGTCGCTCCAATACCTCTACGAACGCCACAAAGTTCCGACACCCGACGCTGGCGAAGAACTCTTCAAACCCACCAAACCCGTCGCCCAGGGCGTGCCGCCGGAGCCTACACCCGACCCGGCCAAGGCCAAAGCCTGCGCGTGTGGTTGCGGCTCTCCCATCGACGCCACCAGCGAATCCTCTGCCGAACTAGGAGCCCGCCAAGCCGCCGCACAGGCCGCGTTCCCGCAGCAGGTAGCCGAGGCCAACGCCAACGACGAATACCTCGTTTGGGATGCGACGCTCGACAACCGCACCACGCCCCTTTGCCAAGGCCGCCACGGTCGCCGCTGGGGTGACGGTTGGTTTTCGCCGCCGCCCGCGCACTACAACTGCCGCAGTGCTTTGATCCGCGTGCCCAAGGCCAGCTACCAGTCTCCCGATTGACACCCCGCCAGCGGCATGACCCAGCCGCTCCACGCCGCATTCTCCAACGCCCTCGCCGACGGCTCCGCGCTCCCGGCCGACATCCAATACATGCCGCCCGGTCGGCATCGCATCCGCGCCTCCCAGGGCGGCAAACCCGTGTCGGTTGAGGTCGCCGTCAGCGCCAGCACCGCCGCCGTGCTCCAAACCTTCCTCGCGGCGAAAATGACCGCCGCCGCCGAGGGCCGCGAGGATCGCCCCTTCTTCGATTTTAACCACGAAGACCGCGAGGCCTCCGCCTGGCCCACCGAGTTCTACTGGGCCGGTGACGATCCGCAGACCGGCGGCGTGCGCGCTCGCATCGAATGGTCGGACGCCGGCAAACGCGCCGTCGAGGGCCGCACCTTCCGCCGCTTTTCCCCGACCTTCCATCTCGACGCCTCCGGCCACGTCACCGGCTCCGAAATCAACATGGGCGGCCTCGTCAATCGCGCCGCCTTCAAGCGCATCGCGCCCCTGTTCGCCGCCGCCCCCGTTGACACCGCGCACGAGCAACCGCTCATGCAAACTCTCATCTCCACGCTCCGTTCGCTCTCGCTGGTCGAGGCGTCCGCCACCGAAGAGGCCGACCTCGTTTCGCAGGTCTCGCGCTCCGTCTCCGCCCTCAAGTCTCAGGTCTCCGACCTTCAGGCCTCGCTCGCCACTCAGGCCCG